CTCATAAAAGCTCTTTGTTTTTTACCTGTTTGTCCTCTATAATATCTTACTCTAAGATATACTGATTCAAATGATGTAAAGAATGCAGTATTTTCTGTATAAATTTTTCTGGCCAAAGTTTTAGAGGGAGCTTCTGGGAATTTTTCCAAGTACTCAAAAACAATTTCTGTATTTTTCAGAATAGTGTTTCTTTTAGTTGTGGCTTTTGTCATATATATAATAATATACAAAAAATAATCAATATGTTTACAGTAAAACTAGTAAAACAGGATGGTAAGTTAGTTTATCCTGATGATAAATCAAAATTAAATTACCAGATCTTTCTTGATAAACTGACTGAGGGTCAGGAGGTAGAAGTGTATATGGGACTCACCTCAAGTAATAAAAGTGTGGCCCAGCTTGCAAAAGTGCATGCATGTATAAGAGAGTTAGCTTCAGAATCAGGTTATACATTTGAAGAAATGAAAACTCTGGTGAAGCAGAATTCTGGATTATGCTATGATGGAGGAGATGCTATTATGTGTAAATCCTTTGCAGAATGCAGTAAAGATGAATTAGCTTTAGCTATTGAAGCTTGTATAGAAATTGGTAAGATGTATAATATGAACCTTAGTTAGTAATTGTAGGTGCTACATATCCTTCATCACCAGGTTGAAGAACTTCTTTTTCTTCAAACAAGTTTTGTTCTTTGACTTGTTGTTCAATCTCAGCAAGTAAAAGTGTAAGAGTATAGAAAGATTTTTGCAGATCATCCATATCAGTATATTCTTTAGTAAGTATGTCTTTCAAATAGGCAGATTTATCATCTGCTTGTATCTGATTGAATAAATAAAATGACATGGCTTTAACCATTTGATAGTAACTCTTGTTGACTTTAACTTCAACAAGTGCATCATCTTTCATTTCTTTTACTTTAATAGCCATAATAGTAATTTTGTAACAAATTTAAAATAAATATGAAAGAAAAACTAAATTTAGAAGATATAAAGCAAAAATTATATGACAAACTAGAACCATCAGGTTGGGCTTTAAAGCTCAGAGGTTTTATTTTTAGTAGTGATTTTGATAATATTATCACACAACTGGCTAGATTATCTACAGATGGAAAGAGGTTTACTCCTCCATTAAGTCAGATGTTTAGAGCTTTTGAGCAGTGTCCTGTGGATGAGCTTAAAGTAATTATAGTAGGGCAAGATCCTTACCCACAATTTGGTATAGCAGATGGTATAGCTTTTAGTTGTAGTAACACAAATGAACTACAAACTAGTTTAAGTTATATACTTGATGAAATAAATAGAACTGTTTATAAGGGTCATCCAGGAAGTTTAAATTTAGATTTAGCTAGATGGTCAAACCAAGGTGTATTAATGTTAAATTCAGCTCTTACAACTACCGTAGGTAAGATAGGTCAGCATTATACATTATGGCAGCCATTTCTAGCTTATCTGTTTGATCATTTAACCTGGAATACTAATGGCTTAGTTTATATCTATATGGGTAAACAAGCACAGGGTTGGGCTGATGCTGTAAATGACAATAATTACAAGTTTATGGTATCTCATCCGGCTTCTGCTGCATATGCAGGAGATAAAGCTTGGGATAGTAAAAATGTATTTAATGAAACTAACACAGTTCTTCAAAAGATGTACAATACTAAAATTATTTGGTGATGACAGAAATATTTAACAGACTAATTCAGGAGGATCTTACTCCTAATGCATACTATGTGTTACACTGTATAAAAGAGAAGATTGTACCAAGTGGTTTTGTTAGTAAAAGTCTTCAGGTTACTAAGTTAAAAAGTGATAAATGGTTGAATGAAGATTTGTCATTAACAAGCAAAAGTATTATCTTTATGGAAGAAATCAATGGCTTCTTCAAAAGGACTAAGAAGAAAACATCACAAGATTTATTGGGTCAAAATTTTATTGCACGCATCCAGGAGTATATAGAAATATTTCCTAATAGGAAGCTATCCTCTGGAAAGTATGCAAGAACTACACCCAAAAATCTTGAGACAAGTTTTAGATGGTTCTTTGAGAACTATGATTATGATTGGGAAACATTAATTAAAGCTACTGAAAAGTATGTTGATGAGTACAGTATAAGAAACTATGAATTTATGAGGACTGCACAGTATTTCATTAGAAAGCAGAACATAGATAAATCTTTTGAGTCTGACTTAGCAACATATTGTGAGCTAGTTACTAATTCATCTGATGAACCAGATGTTTATTTTAAAGAAAGGATAGTATAATGAAATGGAATAAGACTATAGTATTAAGTGTGTTGGCAATTGCGGGAAGTATTATAGCCTATTTTACAGTTAATACCTTTATTGTACCTGTTACAATTGGACAATACATCTTAATTGAGATAATAATTAGCACTTTGCATGCTCTGTATAACAAAGCAAAGATTCAAAGTTTAAACAATTAAAATTTATGGCAGATTTATTTAATGGTGCCAGGCCTTTAATGCCTGTAAGTGAGAGAGAAGCTTTAAGAAAAGCTATCATGAAAATTAAGGCAAGAAGAAAAGGTGATCTTAGATCTCTTAGAAGTGCATGGCCCAAATTTAATGATGCTTTTTGTGATGGATTAGAATGGAGAACTATAACTATAGTAGGTGCTAGGCCGGGTACTGGGAAAACTTTATTCATGGAACAGTTAATTAGTGACATTATAGATCACAATACTGACCAGGAATTTAGAATTCTTAAGTTCCAGATGGAAATGGTTGATGAAACCAATGGAGTAAGAAAATTGAGTCTGAATACAGGTGCTGATTACAATACATTAATGAGTAAGGGAGGAAATCCTGTGGATGAAAAGGTCTTCTATAAATGTGTTGAGTATTATGAAAAGTCTGCAGATAAAGACTTTATAAATGTAGTTTATGATGCATGTACAATTGATGAGATGTGTGCTACCATTCATTATGAGATGGAAAAACACAAAGATGAAGATGGAAATTATGTAAACATGTTGATTACTATAGATCACTCAGCACTATTTAGAGTTAGTAAAGGACAGAAAGACAAATTTGAGATGTTAAATAGCTTGGGTGAAGCTCTCACCATGATGAAAAAGAAATATCCAATTGCCTTTGTAGTACTAAGCCAACTTAATAGAAATATAGACAACCCTGACAGACAGAGAGATGGAGAGTATGGAAATTATGTATTAGATTCTGATATATATGGGTCTGATGCTTTATTGCAGCATGCAGATGTAGTTATGGGGATTAACAAACCTTCTATTAGAAAAATCAGACAGTATGGTCCAGAAAGATTTATTATTAATGATGAGGATATGTTGGTTTTCCATTTCTTAAAGTCTAGAAATGGTACAACTAGAATAAGCTTTTTTAAGCTAGACAGAAGTACTATGAGAATTGTTGAGATAGACACACCAGCCCAAGCAACTAAAAAAATGACAATTTAAAAACAAAACAATGAGTATTAGAAAAGAAAAAGAAAAAGATTTCTTTGTACAACACATGGAAACTTTTAGAAATCTTAAACTTGCGGATCCTTTCTTTACCATTAAGACTGCATTCTTCCAAAAAGGTAAATATGGAAGACAAGTACAGTTCTTTGAATGGGAGTTAAAGAAAGAAGAAGACATTTTTATAGAGTTCTATGACAATGTAAAGGATGAACAGGGCAGAGACCTTGATGTGATTCCAATGAATTCTGACAGACAGTTATTTAAGTATAAGTCTAATCCATTTTTTACTGAAGAGTATGAAGTAAAAGAGAGTGTAAACTCAAAAGGAGATAACTATACTACTTATACTGTCCCTGTTTCTGAATTACTTGCTGTTCTTAAAGATGGTACAGAGATTACATATGCTTTGTATGAAAAAAGAAAAGCTGATGCAGAAACTAAAGTAAAAGAAGTAGAAGACAGTCTTCCAAGACTGCAAAAAACTCTTAGCTTATTTCCTGACTTTGAAGAACAATTTCCAAGTACAGAAGCTATTAATTTAGAAAAAGATAATGAGGAATCAGCTTCTGATATTCTTTTAAGAATAGCAAATGAGTTCCAAAAACTATCACAAAAACTAAAGTAAGATGAGTATAGTACTTCCAACTAAGAAAGTAAAAATAGAAAGAGTTAATCCTAAGAGATTAATCATCTATTCTAAGCCTAAAACTGGTAAAACTACCGCTTTTGCAGGGCTTGAAGATAACTTAATTATGGATCTAGAAAATGGTGCTGATTATGTAGAAGCTTTAAAAGTGACTATTACTAGTTTACAAGAATTATTAGAAACTGGTAAAGCTATCAAAGAAGCAGGTAAACCTTATAAATATGTTACTATAGACACTGTAACTGCATTAGAAGACATGGTTATGCCATTGGCTATTAAGCTTTACCGTCAGACTAGTATGGGCAAGAACTATGATGGAGATAATGTATTGTCTCTACCTAATGGTGCTGGCTATTTATATTTAAGACAAGCTTTCTTTCAAGTTTTAGATTTTATTGATACTTTAGCACCCCATATTATTTTATCTGGTCACATTAAGGACAAACAGGTAGATGATAAAGGTGAGATGGTATTAGCTGCAAACATTGATTTGACAGGTAAAATTAAATCTTTGATTTGTGCAAATGCTGATGCAATTGGTTATATGTATAGAAAAGGTAACAAGACCATACTATCATTTAAAACCACAGAAGAGGTTACTTGTGGAGCAAGACCAGAGCATTTAAGAAATGAAGAAATAGTAGTTTCTGAATTAAATGACAAAGGAAAACTAGTGTTTCACTGGGACAAGATTTATGTATAACAACAACTAAAAATAAAAAAAAAATGGGATTAAGTACAACTGATTTAGGAACTGCAAAGAGTGGTTCAGGAATGCCAAAAACAATTGCTCCAGGCAATCATGTATTAAAAATTAACAGTATCTTCTTGGAAGATTTCCAGTTTATTGATGGTGCTAAGCATTTAATTTTAAATGTAGAGACAAAACCAATTGAAGACTTTGAAGGCTTCATGATTGACAAAGATGATGAAAGCAAAGGTCATCATGCAGGTCAGATTGGTAGAGTTAAAGCTAGCCAGTATGCATTTGCAGATGGTGAAACTAAGACTGGGATTAAAATCCAAAGAGATAGATCTATTATGATCTTCTTACAAAACCTATGTAAAACTTTAGGTATTAATGAGTGGTTTGTTGCTCAGGATGGTCTTCATGAAACAATTGAGGACTTAGTAGCAGCATTTAATAAAACTGCAAAGTTTCAAGAACATTATTTAGAATTCTGTATTGCTGGTAAAGAATATGTTGGCAAGACAGGATATACTAACTATGATATGTATTTACCAAAGTCAGAAAAAGGTAAATATGCTTATGGTGAGATTGAAGCTGGTAAAGTAATGTTTTATTCTGAAGCTACTCACTTAAGAAAAGCTGAAGTAAAAGAAGTAAAAGGATTTGGTGATGATAATGATTTCACTATTCCTTCTAAAACATCTTCTGATTTTTCCTTAGATTAATATGAATTAATTAGGGGGAGTTAGAAGATTCCCCCTAATTTTTAAATTCTATTACTATGATTTCAACTAAGAATTTAATTTCTGATTTAAAAGATGTACCTAGAGAATGGATCTTTGAACATTATTTAAACCTTAAAGAAAAGCTTACTGGTCAGGATATAAAAATGCTTTCTGCATTCAATGCAAAAGATAAAGTTCCTTCCATGTGTATCTACATGGATACAGTTTCAGGATTTTATAAGTTCAAGGATTTTTCATCTGGTAATCAAGGTGATAGTCTTAAGCTAGTAGAAGTATTATTTAATTTACCTTCTAGAGCACATGCTACAAGTAAAGTTCTTTCTGATTATCAGGAGTTTGTACAAGACAACCAGCCCTGTGAGAAAAGAGAGTTTAAAATTCATGATAAATTTAAGGTTGTTGATTATGAAATGAGACACTGGAATACATTAGATCAACAGTATTGGATGAAATATAAAATAGGATCCAAACTGCTTGAGTATTATAATGTATCCCCACTGAAGCATTTCACAATGGAAAAGAAAGATATAGATGATACCATAGTTTCATTTAAGTTTGAAAGACCATACATGTATGGTTATTTTAGAAATGATGGATCTTTGTATAAAATCTATATGCCAAAGAATACTGACAAAAAGTTTATTAAAGTACAGAATTATGTACAAGGTAGTGATCAGTTAACTTTTGAGAAAGATTATTTAGTTATCACATCTTCCTTAAAAGATCTTATGGCTTTCCAAAAACTGCAGATAGTTAATGCAGAATGTATTGCACCAGACAGTGAGAATACTATGATTCCAGAATCTACCGTCAACAAGCTTAGCAAACGGTATAAATCTTTAATAGTACTGTTTGATAATGATGAGCCTGGTATTAAAGCTGCTGAAAGGTATAAGCTTAAATATGGTTTTAATTATGTTACTTTAGTTATGGAGAAAGATTTATCTGACTCTATAGAGAAACATGGTGTTGATAAAACTAGAGGAATGTTATTACCTTTACTAAAACAAGCACTATGAGTTGGGTATACAAAGGAGAAGTATTTAATGATAGTAAGATTCCAGAAGGAGCCATTGGGTTCATATATGAAATGGAAGCTATCATTGATGGCAAAGCTGTTAGATATGTTGGTAAGAAAAACTTCTACTCTACAACTAAGAAAAAGTTTGGAGTAAAAGCTCTTGCTAATATGGAGGACAAAAGAGCAAAGAAATACACTATTCAGGTAAAAACTAACTATCAGAACTACTATAGTAGTAATAAAGTGCTTCAAGATGCACATAAAGCAGGAGTAATTATAAAAAGATTTATGGTTAGGATATGTTTCTCAAAGACAGAGTTAACATATCATGAGA